TTAAACTGGTCGCTTCCGTGGACACAAATATTCATGCGCAGATATGAACTCGGAAAAACATCTAATCACTTCCCGCAAGTAGTCCACCAATTTATTTTTCAAATCTGACAAACGCCCTACATCTAAAGACCCTACGCTTTCAGAAAAAGATATTGCTCCATGTGCCAACTTATTTCGTAGACTTTTAACAAGCGCAAGCGGCCCAAGATCATCTCTAAAAGGAGACTTTACACCCCTGTAGACGCTCCTATTCACCTTTAACTTAAACCCTAGCCTTTCGGTCATTTGCTCGATGGCATCATCATCCCAATTACCCCCACCGCCCTTCTCTATTGTGAATTCGGGTATAGGAAGCGAATCAACCAAATGCTGACAGAGCTTAATCGCAGAATCAAGACGCTTATCAGAGGCCATATCAGTATGAGTTCTCGCAAACGAACGCACCCATTCTCTTTTCAACGTGTCTGCCAAGTCCCCTGGCCGCAATTTTTTATCAGAGTACGCTGCGCGAGCAACTGCATCTATACACATAGTCATTGTTGACTCGACTAGATTATATAAATGCAGAAAAACGCCAGAATATAGAATGCGCTGCTGCGTCACACTAATTGGAGAACAAGCCCCCTCAAGTCTTGGAGGACCATTTTTTGACTGCTTATCGAGCTCTAACAGAAAATCAATATAAGAATCAACTTCATCCAACCTTTCTTTAAAAGTATCACGAAGGTTCTCCATGATTACTCCAAGAGCTTCTTTTTCACAAATTCAACGCGCTCTTTCAATCGTGCGATAGCATTAGCACCATCCGAACTGATAACATCCGTGTATTCACTATCCGTCAACCACCCCTCGACTGGCTTCACACGTTTAGCATTCAATTTCGGCTTTTCTCTCAATGCCAACAAAACACCTACTGCAATGGATTCAAAGCGTGTCCGAGGGGTCGCCTTCCCATTTGCATTCCGTCTAAAGCCGTACGGGAACACTTCACTAACAAACTTCATTACCCGCAAAAACTCAGACTTATGAATACCAATAAGGCCCGGGTTTCTAGCAACCTTTTGATTTTCATTTTTTACATATTTGAAAAATAAACTCCGCAGGTCGATCTTTATAGCCTTCAAGTCCATCACCATAAGCAAAGAACCTGGTAACAAGCTCTTCTCGCTCGCGCTCATTTAGATCTTTTTTGGATACTGGCGCCAAGTCAACAAACTGTTGATCTTGGGCTAACTCGATCACCAGATCCATAAATGGCCCAGCCAGTGCGCCCCGCCTAACCTCTGCTTTGTTTGCTATTTTACTGCCAGTGTTAATCCTAGCAAACATGTCAAATCGGGCCTGTTCATCCGCATGCTCGTTGAGAACAATACCGCGAATAGATCGGTTGATTACCTTTTTCTGCCGTGAGCTTGGCAAATCGGAAAATTCAAAACCAGAGAGAGCGGTTAAAGTCTCCAGTTCACCAAGCCTGAATCCGCCTGCAACAAATTCCTCAAGAGTTCTAAGTCGCTGCGAACCGTCCACGATTTCAAGCTCACCCGTGGGCATCTCCCAAAAAAACAAAAATGGAATTGGCAGCCCCAACAAAAGCGACTCGATGAACCGAGATTTTCTCTCCGGCTCCCACGTATACTCGCGCTGATACATTGGGACAACGAAGTCACCACCTTGCATTTTATTCACTAATAGCTCAACGCTATATTCCGTGAGATAAAATTCAATGCGTTTTGAAAGCTCAACTATTTGGGCTTCCGCCATGGAAATCTGATCAGAACTTTTTTTACCAGTGAGTTTTTTCATAGCAAAAAATGCCACCTCCGATCCCGATCTGCATCCTCATGAGTCCTTCATGACCTACAAAAGACGTGATTATACAGGATCGGAACCAAGAATTGGCTCGTAGCACCCATGGATGGGTGAGAAGTGCTGACTAGAAAGACATAAGAAATCAATACGCTATATTGATTCGCATACAAAAAAGCCACCTCTTGAGGTGGCTTCTTCGTTTCAATAATGGTCGGGACGGAGTGATTCGAACACTCGACCCCTTGCACCCCATGCATGCCAAGCCAACGTAACGGCATGATAACACAGGATTTCCGGCCCTGCTTTCGCTGCAACGAAGCCTCACGCGTCCGGACGCATCCTAGCGAAGTCACTTCAAAAGTCACTGGCCCAGGCCAGCCCGCCCGCGGCGTTCTGCCGACCGTTTCCCTTCCTTTATATAGCTACTCACAGATCGGCGCCATCCAGCGCCCACAGCCTGGCCGACTCGACGATCTCCAGCATGTCGACCAAGTCACCGTCATCAACCTCCCGCCGCCTGCGCGCGGCATAGGCCATCTCATCGAGCACCGCTGCGCGCCCATCAGGATCAGCCACCAGGGCAACCTGGTCGCCCAGTTCGGCCAACCAGGCCTGCGGAAGCTCAGTTGCCATAGTCGCCCACCGCCCGGCACCACCACGACTGCGCATACAGCACGCCGTCGATCTCCTCGACACCGTTGATGTTGATCCCGAGCTGGGCCATGCCATTGAGCTTGGCGTCGTGCAGCCGGGGGATGATGTCGGGCCCGGGGGACGGGTTGAAAACCCAGGCCTGGGTCGAAACCCGGCCCAGCGGCTCACTGTGGTGGTCACCGATGTGGATGTCGGCCCGCAGGGGCTGGATCTTCCTGAGCTGATCGGAAGGAATGGCCACGCCATTCACGCGGCGGCGAACGAGGAGGAAGTACATGCTGCACCAAATACTGGATATAGATACAGCATTTCAGCATCAGGCAAAGCAACCGCGCCAGTACCGCTCGGCGGACTATGTTCATTTGCTCAGGCGTGAGGTCGACGCATGTGGCCCAATTAGTGAACCGGGCCAGCAGGGCCACCTAACGCTTTGAGCTGGTAGTCGGTGACCGCCTGGAACTGCGACTCAGCGATCAGGCGCAACCGCTCGACTTCATCAGCTGGCCTGTCAGCACCCTGGGCCTCGTGATAACGCCTCATGGCGTCCACGGCGTCGGTGTACATGGGGTGCTCAGGCATTAGGGCTACTGACTGCTTTGGCTTCATGCCGACGACCTTTTCACTTGGTCAGGCCATTATAGATCGACTCGCACGCCAAGCCTGCTATTCGGCTTCGCTCAAGCGCTGTCGCGAGGCCTCCCGCCATTCGGTCAGCTTCTTCAAGCAATCCCCCAAGCACCACGACGGCAGAGGTTCCTGCCTGGCGCTGCTGGGCAGCGATGGTATCGCAGGTGGCTCGGTGGCCATTCCGCAGTCTGGCGATTTCCCCGCGCAGCCCGTCAGCAGCAGACTCAGCATCAGCGGCGCGGCCTTGGGCCAGCTCCAGTTTCTTGCGTGCACTCTCACCCTCCTCGTCCGCCACGGCCTGGCGGCGCTGTTCTTCGGTTCTGGCCTGGGCGGTCGCGCGCCGGTCGCGCTCTGAAACCTCCAGGCGGTAGTCGGCCAGTTCGGTGCGTGCCGTTGCTGTCTCGCCTTGAGCAACCACCACCCGGTACTGCTGCCCACCGGCAACCAGCATCAGAGCGATCAGCCACCAGCACCAGGCCGGCACTGCGCCGAGCCAGTTCATGCCAGCGCCCGCCGGATGCCCTCGTCGATCACCTCGGGCTTGTACGGGTTGCCGCCGTTCTCGTGGACGATGATGCCGACCACCGCCTCGCGCAGCACCTGCGGCTTGGAGATGTCGATGGAGTCGCGTACACCCACGCCCAAGCGCTTGGCGATTGCCTGGGCATAGGCCTGGGTATTGTTCTCGCTGGACGGCGCCCACCGGTTGATGAATTCCAGCGGAGTGTCGATGCCTGGGCGACCAACTCCGGGCATACCGTCCTTGCCCCGGTAGTTCAGCAGCAGCTTGCCCAGGGCGCGAATGCCGTTCTCGGGCGTGTCGAAGATGGCGAAGCGGCCACCAGGTTCCTTGCCGATCTGGCCCTGCCAGTCGTTTCGGGGGTTGAAATCGATGTTGCCGGGGTTGCGGTTGCGCACGCCCCGTGGTTGGGATTGGGTCATTGGTTTTCTCCAGGCAAAAAAAACACCCGCGACTGGGCGGGCTTTGGGGAGGGTCTGCAGCAGCTGATGCTCTGTAATGGGCAGGTCTTTCTCCATGGCCTGCAAGGGCCATCATCGACACCACTTCATCCATTGCCTAAAATAGGCCGTGGACTCAATCTTCAGGGATATGATGATGATCACAAGCGCACTGAATGCAATTAAAGAAATCCTTGATACCGACAAGGACTACGAGATCTACAGGGATGAGTTTGAGTCGAGCGCAGTTGCTTCTGGCGAATTCAAGGGAATCAGGTTCACGCGCTCAAGCGATGGACGCTATGTCGACGAACGACTTCAAGAAAGCTGGGTGACTTGGCGCGAGAACAAGAAGACTATCGACTATTCCATTTAGTCCTATCTGGCTGGTGACCACTCAAGCTCAATAAATCCGCCTACTGATATTTCTGCAGATCCAGTATTCTGGATTTCGAAAATCAGAAATCTCTGTGCCTGACTCACTTTAGGAACAGCCAGGTCGCTGCGGATGAGTTCAGCAAGGGCATAGGTCTGTATGTCTTCGTTGACAGCGGTTACAGAGGTACCGAAGCCAAAACGCACATTGCCAGTGGTCTCCCCTCCCTGGCCTACGGCGTACAGCCTCCGTAGGATGGCTGGCTTTTTCGTGAACCCTGGAACAAGAATCCTCTTGGAGGATCCAGCCGGAACCGAAATGTTGATGGGCGCCTTGTATGTCTCCGTCGTGAGGACTGCATTCTGCCCTTGGGCTATGTAATCTTCGTTGATTACATAGTTTCTGGATGGGGTTAATAGATCACCATAATCAGGATGGTTAGGAGCGCCAACCGAGCAATTGAAGAAAATCCCTGTTGCGCCAGTTGTTCCTATGTACTGAGAGGTAATGCCCATGCCGGTATAGAACAGCTCAGGGCTAACTCCCGCCGCAACGTCGTTTGTACCGCACATAACCCAAACAAAGTCAGGATTATATGGCCTAACGTCAGTATCGAATCTTAGCCATAGGTTCTCGGCGGTGTTACCGCCCACGCCTTTATTGATAATCGTCGCGTTTGGAAGGCGATCGGCCAGCCTCTGGGCTATACCTGGCTGCGCAAACCAGCTGTCACCGAGGAGGACGTGTACACCGCGATCTAGATTTTTCGCGAAGCCCGTCAGCCTGACAATCTCGATTCTAGAAACCGCCATGCTCTGGCCTGCTTGCTGGGACAGCAGACTGACATTGATCCGGCCCTTTTTGCTCTTCCTGAAAAACGCCTCATGCATGATCGGCCGCTGTCCGGCCGGGAGCGCTGAGTAGCTGATCGCCCCGATGCCGACCTCAGATACTGAGACGACCATCGTAGCCGAGCCGTTGAGGTTCGGCGTCGCGAACACCCGCGCGATGTAGTCTCCCGCCGGCAGGGATATCTCCGCAGTGCTAACGCCTGCGCCGACCCCAGGAGCGGTGAAAAGCAGAGCTGGCTGATTCGACGAACCTGGGTTCGAATAGCTCGCATCGCTGAATTGCGATTCAGCCGCGCCTCCCACAAGGATGTGAGAGTCCTGCGCGGTCCAGGTGTAAATCGTTTCGAATCGCTTGGTAGCCTGGCGCAGCGCGGCATCCGCAATTGCCTTGTAGCCCATGAGGGTCGCATGGGATTCCTGAACATAAAAGATGCCTACTTCGGCACCTAAATCCAGATAGACCTCAATAGGGGTCTGAATTGCAATGGTGTTACCAGTGACCTCAGCAATCACCGCCGTGTAATACTCGCCATTGCCGGCGAGATAAACGATCAGCTGCCCAACTACGAAACCCGTGGCGTCAGCGACTGGGATGCTCTGGCCGCTGGCAACTGACGAAGTGGTTGTGGTTACCCGCTCTCCGCCCGTGCCGTTGTAGCCTACGCCCTTGCAGATCCCGTAGTGGAGGTCGACAAGGAACTTGTCGGAGGATGCATCAAGCTTTGCCAGCGCGCCGTACAGCTCGGTTCGGACCGCAGCATCACCCCGATTGATGAAATTGCCACGGTCTGCCGTCCAGTCGCTCAGCGTAGTGTATGGAAGGGCAAGGCTTGGCTTTGGGGTCCAGTACGCACCATCCTTCGAAAACATCTGGTTTGGCGCGGTGATCGTCAGTGGGCCGCCATCATATGGGCCGAGATCGATAAACCCTGATTGGGACAGCAGCGCATTGAACTGGGCAGTGCGGTTTTCCTGATCCTGCTGGAAGTCAACGCGCATGCCAGCCAGCGACTTTCTATGCCGCCCCAGGCGGTCTGGGTATGCCGCCGCATCTCCGTTAGTGAATTGGTCCAAAACCCCCGAGTTATCGTGAAGGTCGAATGGAGAGCTCGATCCATCTGGGCCTACAGGATTGCCAGTGTTATAGCGCATATTTTCTCCGGGCATGAAAAAGCCCGCGCTCGGCGGGCATGCTCGTCAGGGTCCGGTCAAGCCGGCGGGAATTGATCGTCGTATGTGTAAACGCGGGCGTCGTAGGGCATGCCCTTCATGGCGACGTTGCCGTTGGCTGGGTCGGAACTGGTGATCAGGGTTGCATAGGCCCAGCGCGCGGCCGGGCCGAACAGGATGTGTGGCGGTTCCAGTGGGCTGTCGACCACGGGCGTAAAGTCGAGCGCATCCACCCGAACCGTGTGCTGATCAACCTGCGTGGCGGTCCACGGCCCAGATAGCGTGCCGTCCAGCTTGCGAACGCCAATCCTGTGCTCGCCGCCGGCGCTGAAGTCCAGCGGCTCGGACGAAGTCAGCAAAGTTCCCGACCCAGTCACCTCGAAAGCCAGCAGGATCGCACTCTGGCACCCCTTCGGCCTGTCGTCGGCAACCGCCGCAAAACTGAGATAGCCGCTGTTGCTGCCGTCCATCTCGGTTTCCCAGGTGTAAACGTCGGTGCGGAACTTCTGGTGGCCACGCCGACGCATGCCGATGCGCCACGCCCGGGTTCGGTCGCTGACACCCGGCATCTTGATCTTCTCGACCTTTGTGCCAAGGTCACCTGGCCAGCGGCACTCAACCGTCTCCCAAGCCCATGTTTCGCGGGAGAAGTACTCCACATCCACGCCGTCGAAGTCGTTGATCGACGGCATGGCGCCGCTGATCTTCAGCATCTTGGTCATGTTCTGTGGCGAGTAGGTTTGTGTCTTCGGGCCGTAGGTGACATCGAAAGCCGCCCTGGCGCTGTCCCGCACAGGCCTAAGCAGGCCACGGAACGTGACGACTTCGCCAAAGCTGCAGGCCAGTGCGTTATTCACCATGTCTTTCACGGTGATGTTCGATTCGATCGTGTCGTCGTAGGTATCACCTCTTGCCACGCAGACGTCGTGGAATGCTGACCACTCAGGAAGATCTAGGTCGTCATCCGTGTATCCCCGCCGCTTAAGTTGATCAAGGCACCATGGAACAATGTCACGTGTTACCCCTTTGGGATGCCAAACGCCTCCACTGAAAAGCGGAATTATGTTGTAGGCCTCGACGCTGACCTGGCTCTCCGACTGCGCAGACAGCCGGTCACCGCCACGGATGTTGCAGGTCATCACCGTCAGTCCCGGGTAGCTGGTGGGCGAGTTCTGCATGCGCCCGCGCAGATCTGTCCAGGTGGCGTCATCCCGCGCTTCATCGTTGATACGGCCGGGCCGGTCCACGTACTGCTTGCGGATGCGGGCCTCGGCTCGCATCGCATACGGCAGCGACACGCGCTCGGTGAAGCCTTGGGCGTCAAGCGACCCGCCAACGTTCATCTTCTCGATGACCGTCCAGGCGCCAGCCACGTCCATGTCGCGGTATTCAAAGACGTAGTAGGTCGGAATCTCGTAGATCTGCCCTTCCCGACCGATACCGGCCAAGCCGTTGGCGTAGGTGACCGTCCATTCCAGTTCGGTGACCTTCTCGTTATCCGGACAGCAGGCGAATGGCCCACGGTAACCGCCCTGCAGGTTCGAGGCGTCCAGCGTGATCAGACCGTTTACCGTCTGCATGGCGTTGAAGCCAGGCCAGCCTGCGTCAGTCGAGCCGGACGAGGTCAGGCGCTCAACCTCGAGCAAGCTCGTGCTGAAGGCCGTGATCCGGTACCGAAGACCACGGGGCCCTATGGTTGCGAGGTCCTGGCCCAGCGCCAGGCCCACCACAGGCGATCCGCCATCGTAGTCCAGCGTCATTTCCGCTGGCTGCTCGGGAATGGAGCTGGTCGTGGCCGTGCCAGTCACCCCGACCGGAGACGATCCCAGGATCGTGGATGCGCCGGTCGCCGTGATGGCCTGCCCAGCGAACGGGGTCAGCTCAACGAAGCGCAGGAGCCCGCTGCTCTGCTGCGCCTGGAATGGCGTGCCGCTGAGCAGGGTATTCAGGGCAGAGACCAGGCCGGTGAGGTCGGTCGTTGCCGTGTTGAGCGTGATCGGGTAGGTGGACGCACCACGGGCCAGGCTAAAGCTAAGCGGCGTGACGTTAAAGTCGTACCGGCTGGGCGCAGCTGAGCCGGTGAGCGTGGACGCGGTGCCCGGGTTGGCCGGCACTGCCGGGCTGTATGGCGTGTAGCTGTGCACGACGTACAGGCCAGCATTCGCCCCCGCGACCTCGATCAGCATCCCAGGCGTTGGATTCAGCATGTCCAGCGGACCACGCACGATGTCGCGCCCTGCCCCGCCGTCAATGACGGTGTAGGTATAGGGCGCCAGCACGCGGACGATGATCCCGTTCGACCAGTCAGCCGGGAACTGGCCGGAGCCGGCCGGCACGCTGATGGTGTCGCCGACGAACTGATACGCCGAGGCGGTCGCCGACCTAGTCAGGTCGGTGGCCATGGTCAGTTCAAGGCCGGCCGAACCGCTGGAGCTGGCGCCGACCTCTGGCGCGTTGAACCAGTTGATGTGGGCAGGATCGGCAGACAGGTCGGCGCCTGGCGGGTAGATGGTGAACGTAGCATCCGCGCCCAGGGAGATCAGCGGGGTTTCCCCTACCTTGACCTTGGCCAGCGGCACGTCGTACTCGCCTTCACCGATATACAGCAGCATCTCCACGCGCTGGTCGCGCGGCGCCAGGAACGCGCGGCGCGGCTGGGCCAGGTACGACGGATATACCCTCTGGTGGCCGGCAATCTGCCGAACAGGGTCACCGAGTTTGACCTTGTTGCCCTTGGCGCTGGCGTCCATCAGGGGGTCGCCCTGCTGGGTTCCAGCGCTGGACGGCATGCCCGGCATCTTGGGCATAAGCATTTTCGTGACAGCCTGGACACCCTTGAACAGAGCGAAGGTGATCGAGAACGGATCGGTGCCCTTGGGTTCGCGATAGATCTGGAGCAGGTCTGACGGCTTGAACTTCACCTTGTGCCACAGGTGCTGCTCGATCACCTCATCATTGAGGACAACGCTGATTGGCGGGCTTTCCCTGCGCTCGTAGGACGGCGCCAACGACTTCAGCCAGGCTTCGATGGTCATCCGGCGGTCGGTCTTCCAGGTGCCGAGCGGCGCCGTGTCACTCAGCTTGTTCGGGTAGAACTCGATCATCGGTAGTACACCACTTTCGGGTGAGCGGCCTCGAACTCGCCAGTAGTCCGGAGGCAGGCGCCGCCGGGGTTTGTATCCAGCACCTTCAGGCGCCCTTCGCTCTCCACCACCACGCCGACATGCAGGCACAGCGCCCCGCGGAACACGGCGGCAATGGCTCCGGGCTCCGGGGCGCACTCCTCCATGCCTTGGCGCAGGTCGTGATAGGCGGCGGTATTGGCCCTGAGCTTGTCCTTGCCCACGGCGCCCAGGCTGGGCAGCAGCGGTAAACCAAACACCTGGTGGCGAACGGCGATGCACAGCCCCCAGCAATCGAAGGCAATAGGCCCCCGTGCACCCTCGCAATACGGGGCGCGCATGAATTTCTCGATCATGGTCAGATGTACTTCAGGCCGGGCGCCACGATGGTGGTTAGGATGGTTCGTAGACCGTTGGTGTTCAGAAGGTCCATTAGCCCGCAGGTGAGCTTGGCTACATCGTTCTCATACTCCCGGCTGAGCAGCGTCATGCGGTACCGCTCTTGCGGGAACGACAGGTCTTCGGCCAGGTAGCGGCGGAAGGTGATAATGAATCGCTCGTCGGCCGCCTTGGCCTCCTCAACGACCTCCTGCACCTCGCCGGTCACATTGTCCAGGCCCAGCACCAGGTTCTGGAACGCGCTGTTGTCGTTCTTGGGTAGGGCTAGGTCCATGGCCATCGCGATGAAGGTCAGCGTGCGCCCGTCCTCGGTCGTGCACACCCGGTCTTCCCAGCCAGAGCAGTACAGGTGGGAGATGGTGCCACCCTCCTTCCTGGCTTCGATGGTGTCCACCAGTTCGCCCCTGCCCGAGGCATAGCACTCCTCGATCAGGCTCATGCTTCTGGCCACTCCCTGTTCGCCGCCACATCGATGACGTTCTTGTTGAACCAGTACTCAGGGAACTGCTCCCAGCCTTCGGGAATCAGCGGACGCTGCTTCAATTCGGCGTTGATGGAGTACCGCCAGCGCTTCACCTGGGTCAGTTCAACTTTCCCGTAGATGCCGATGAAGTGGACCTGGTAGGTGGTGAAGCCGGCCGGCAGCTGGAGCGGCATTTCGAACCACTCCAGCCCATCATTCAGCGTTCGCGCATACCACGCCTCGAAGAATGCCGCCTCATCCTCTTCAAACACGAAGTTGAACGTCAGTTCAGACGGGACATAGCTGCGCACCTTCCGGTACCGGCGGCGGCCGGTGACCATCGGCGTAGCGCGCATTGGGTCAACTGTCGTGTAGCCATAGCCATCCTGCAGCGGAAGTGGCAATTCTGCCGGGTATTGAATCATTGCCGTTCCTCAGCTGAGGTTTGCGTTTAGGTGAGAGGACTGAGGCCCAGAGCTTCCTCGATGCGGGCGAGACGCCTTTGGAGCAGAAGCTCTTTCTCATCAGGCTGGGCTGGTGACTCTGGGGAAGAGACGAGCCCTTCGTCTTCATCCGTCTCGGTTTCGCTGGTGCTCATGCCCTACTCCGTCAAACCATGCCCATAAAAAAAGGCCTCACTTGGAGGCCTTTCGTATTTCCGCTATGGATTGGCTATTTACCTTCACTCCACTTTTCACGGAGAACGCCGCCCGGTCCGCACAAGCGCCCGGCCGACTCCAGACACCGCTCCCTCCAGTGCTTTTCGCTAGCTCGGATGGCGAAGGCGATGTCAGCCTCGACAGGCCCATCGTGCATACACACGGCCAATGACCTGCCGAGCATCTTCCCTACCATGTCGAGTTTCGCCCGAACCTCATGCATCGGCACCTCACCGTGAAGCTCGCCCACGCCGAAGTAACCGCAGAGAAAGCGGGACATCTCTTCGCCGAACTTTTCCTTGTCGAACTCAATCTCGCTCATCATGCACCCTGTCTTTTCCAGCCATATGCGCCTTCTCCCGCATCCACCACGGGCCCGTATCCAGAAGCCAGCTGACCTGAGATCTCATCAACGGCTGCCTGTACGATAACCCGAAGTCTGCCATCTGAGTCTGTCCTGGTCTCAATCTGGCTCTGGCTGTAGTTTTCGATGGTGACTTGATGGATTACCTGGTTGGCCTGCGCTCCGCCGCCCTGCGCCGACGATTGCGCCGAAACAACCGAACCGCCACCACCAGCCACCGATACCCGCTCGTTCGAGTTGATCGCCTCCAGCAGCGCGCGGTTACGCTTGGTAGCCGTGGCATTAACCACGAACTCGCCGTCGCTCAGACGGGCCATGATACTGTCGGAGGTGCCGGTACCGGCGCCGGACACGTAGCCACCGGTGGCGAATCCGGGGATCACTGCCAGGCTGGATGCCAGGGCAGTGGTCGAGGTTAGTGCGGCATCGGCCGGCAAGGCGTTGGCGCCCAGCGTTGCCAAGGAGGCAAATGCCGCGGCCGGCGCCCAAGCCGCGGCCGTGGTTCCTGCCAGAATCATACTCTGGCTGGCTGCTGCGGTGCCTAGGGTAGCGTTGAGCGCCGCGTTGAGCGCCATCTGCACGCCAATCTTCACGAAGCCCGCGATTATCTCGCGCACCACGTTCGAAGCGATATCGCCAAGCGTGCTCATGGACAGCTGCCCGCTCATGATTGCGTCGGTGATATCGGTCGAGATGGTGTTGAATGCGTTGGAGAAGATCGACTGCGTTTGCCCGGCAATGTCGCGCGCCTGGTTACCGAAGTTCTGCACGGCAGCCGTCCACCCGTTGATCGGGTTGAGCATGGCCTGGTCCATCATCGCCCAACCGTTTTGCATCTCAGCTATGCGCTGAGGCAGGTACTCACGCTGTAGGTCGATCTGCCTTTGGATGGCCTGTTTTTCTCTTTCTGATTCAGTCCGATCCCTCTCGGTCATCAGATTCTGAATCGTGGTGTTCGTGTCGCGGACCAGTTGAATCTGACTTCTTGCTCGCTCCGCTTGCAGGTCCCCCGTTCCGACAGCTGCGGCATTGACCCTGTTTTCTTCACGATCAGTTTGCAGCTGCCGCTCAAGTTGCGCCCGGTACTGCTCGGCAGCCGTCAGCCCTTTGGCTCCCTTGATTGCAGAGGCGTAGTTGATCGAGGCCTGAGCGAGAGCCTTGCTGTATTCCTCTTGAGTGATCTTGCCTCGACTGAAGGCAAGTTGAAGCTGCCCCTCCTCTTTGGCCAGAGCCCTGGCTGCCTCTGCTGCTGGGTCATATTGAGCGTAGAGACGGGAGAATGTGTTGAGCGCCTCGGGCAAGCCCTTCCCTTGCGCTGCAGCTGCCTTTGTAGCGGCAGCGGCTGCAGCCTTAGAAGCCTTTTCTGCTGCCGCCTTGGCATCCTTCTCCTCAGCGTACTTCAGCAGCAGTTTTTCCTGCTCCGGCAGAAGCTTGCCAAGCTCGCCAGCTTCAATTGCATACCTTACCTTGGCTGCCTCTGTATTATCACCCTGGAGTGCTGCCTGCTTCTTCAGGCTGGCCAGCAGTTTTTCGTATTCAGCATTAACGACTGTTGCCGGCTCTTCGCCTTTTGGCTTCTGCGAACCGGTCCCCGCTGCTGCTGACTCCATCTTGCTTACGATGGCTCTGACCGCAGCGGACTTTTCCTCAAGCTCTTTGATCTCGGCATCAATCTCTGCTCGGTCGTAGAACTTGAACTTGAAAAAGACCGTATCAGCTGGGTCATCCTTTGCCAGCCTTGACCTTGCATTCTGCAGATCACGAATACCGGCCATGGTGACGCTGAGCTCGTTGTTCAGCCCCGCTACTGTTTGCTTGTCCTTGCGGAAAAAGTCCAGAAACTCGCCGGAGTTGAACCCATCCATTGCCCGAGCGAGCGCCGCGATCCCGCCGGCTAGCCTGCTGCTTGCCCCAGTAGCCTCGTCCAGTCTTCCGACCGTGGTGATCAAGGCGTTGTTGAAAGAGGTAATCGCTTGGCCGACGGTTAGCGTCATGGCCGAGCTGAGTTCATCAACCTTGTCTTTTTGATTTTGCAGGGCCTGAACGACCGCTGCGGATGTGAGCTTACCTTCCGCACCCATAGCCCGCAGCTGTCCGATTGTCACTCCAAGACCGCGGGCAATAGCCTGGGCCAGCGCTGGCGTCTGCTCCATGATCGAGTTGAGCTCGTCACCACGCAATGTCCCAGACGCCAATGCCTGCCCAAACTGGACCATCGCCGCATCAGCGGCCTGTGTACTTGCGCCACTGAGAGCGACAGTCTTAGCCACAGTTTCGGTTACGCTGGCTACATCGGCGAAGTCAAGCCCGAGCTGCCTGGCGTTCTGTGCCACCCGCTGGTAAACCTGGGCCGTAACCTCAAGCGTTTGACGAGAATTTTGAGCAACCTGATAGACGGATTCCTGGGCGAATGCCAGCTGTTCAGAGCCTTCAGTTACCAGCCGGAGCCTGTTTGTCAGGTTCACATACTGCTCGGCAGCTGCGGCTATCTTTGCGACACTGAACGCCGCTGCAATCGGCCCAGCCAGCCCTGTGACAACGGAAGCCAATCGGTCGGTCTGGCCCTCGAGCGCCCTCACCTTAGAGGCACTGGTTGATGCCTGGTTACCCATCTCGCGGATACCGGTCTGAGCCTTATCCATGGCAGGGTCGACACGATTACCGGCCGATTCCAAGGCATTCAGGTCCTTGGTCATTGCTCGGGCATCACGCTGGGCGCCCCTGGAGTCAATCGTAACCGCCAGGCGAGACTCTTGGTTCATACAAACTCCGGGCACAAAAAAGCCCGCACGTGGCGGGCTTCGGTTGAATATCTGCTCAGTCTACGACTGGCTCTAGGTCAGAGGAGCAGTGTTTGCACTTGATAGCCTCCCTCTGGACCACCTCGGCGCAGTAAGGGCATTTCCGATAGTTGGCGGATGACCCGAATTTCTTCGCGATTTCGATGCTTTTGGCGTCGTCAACTCCGACCGGATTAACCAGCCAGATGGCAATCAGGGCAAAAATAGAGAACAGAAATCCAAGCGCAAACCATGCGCCAGCGCTACGCCCTTTCTGCTTAGCGAAATAGGCCGTAATTGCGGCGACTGCCAGCCAAACAATCAAAATCTCCACGGCATCCCTCCTGTATGAGGCGTGCAATTTACCATCATCAGCATGCAGTAAAAAAACAAAACGTGACGATTCATCATGGCAAGCTTCAAGATGTCGCTCTCATCACCCATCAGAAGGAATGGTCATGTCATGGTGGAGCAGCCTGTTCGAAGGAAAAAAAAGGCGAAAACAAGAGGCTTCGGCAAAGCCGACCCTTTCCGAAAATGATGATGATCTCTATCCGGAGGCCGTAGATCGAGTCATGAGCTCTGGAAATTGCTCTGTTTCTTTCGTTCAGAGCACATTCCACATAGGCTTCCTAAGAGCCAGCAAGCTTATTGATGCCATGGAGCGAGACGGCATCATCAGCCCATTGGGCACTTCAGGTTCCCGCCGGATATTGAGCGATCAGGAGCGCGAAAACATAAAAAGGTCAGTGTCTACTGATGGCAAGCGCCCTGACGCTGACGATCCTTTTGATCGCGAGTTTTACTTCGTCCCATACCCTCGCATATCGACGCCACATTCAGACCTTTTGCTTTCTGGGACGAAATGCTACATGGGCGATCCCGTGTTCGCCGAGCTTGCCATCAGGCATGGTCGTTGGGTTCCGTCTAACAAGAGCGGCCAGGTTTCTGATTTTTTCACCCATACCGATATCGGGCAGCTTGACTTCGCAATCAATGATTACATCGATTTTTTAGTCGAAGTCAGAGCCGTCGTCGAAAGCGATCTCCCATCGCAGACGAAGTACGAGATGATCATAGCTATCGGTCAACTAACCGGCTCTGACGGCCATAGCCATGAAGCCTTTATCGAGGCCCATGGCGGCATTAAGCGATTTCTCGCCAAGGTTATCTAGCTGACTTTTCCGTCGCGCTTTCGCTCTTGAGCTTGGACCTCGTCCCAGTACCGGCGGTACTCGTCGTCAAGGGCGAAGATAGCGCCGTCGAACTCTTCGCGGCATATCATCGAGGGGTAGCGATCGAGATACTCACAGATCGCTGACGGCTCGATAGGAGCTGGCGCGCCCACCATGCCCACATACTGCCGGGACCGCCCAATGTGCACGTAAGCTTCCAGGATCTCGGCAACCACACCATCGATCTCCGGCTGCTCCGGGGCCGTAAGCCCGAGGCGCTCATGCTTCCAGCGCTTTTTCTCGTTCTCCGGCCCAGCCCAGTCCCTACCCCAGCGATATGCCGCTACTGCTTTTCCGAGGTTTCTGCTGCCCGTTCCTTGGCCCTGGTCATGATGTCCAGAGCAGCCCGGACAACTATCCAGTAAACGTCAGGCATCATCTTGAGCAGTTCAACGCCGAGCTTCGGCGTGTATTGGGCCGGGACGCCAGGGTTATCAGCAACGTCCACGCCCTGCCAGTCCTTGATCAAGTGGCGCGCCGCCAATTCAAAGTACAGATCATCGCCCGATTCGATCTCGACCTCTGCGACCGAGTCCAAGCTGAAGTCCTTGGTGCCCGCCTTCGTCTGAAGGTCGATCGAATCCAGGTGGCGCTGAATAATTGCCTTGTGTGACTTGAACATCGGGTTGCCGAAGGACGCTACGAGCAGCTTCGCTCCTGGCGCAAAGTCAACCCAGCGCTGACCCTCGATATCCAGCTCAGGCTTCTTGATGGTGATGCCCATGGTATTCCTCTGCGGTAAAAGGCCCGACGCACACCGCAGGGCGCGCCGGGCAAAGGGTTAAGCGGTGACGGTGACAGCGCAGGTGTCGGTCTTGGTGCCGTCTGCAGCGCTGGTGGCCGTGATGGTGGCGGTGCCCACGGCCAGGCCGGTGACAAGACCGGTCTCGCTCACGCTGGCGATGGCCGGGGCGGAACTGGTCCAGGTGACCTGCTGGCTGGCACCGGCCGGAGTGACCACAACTTCGAGGTCGCCGGTGTCGCCCACTGCAACGCTCAGGGTGGCCGGGGTGACATCCACGGCAGCCACAACGATCGGCGCCGGCAGGCGGGTAATAGTCGGCGCCACGCGGCGGGCCGTGTAGTTCAGTTCCACCTGGATGATGTCGGTCGAGCCGCCATCAGGCCAGTCAGCGGTCACTTCCATCTCTGGGATCAGGAACTTGTAGCCGCCGTCGGCGTTGCCGATGGTGAATTCCAGGCTGATCGCATCGTTGGTCTTCTGGGCCTTCCACAGCTCATAGGCCATCTTCGACCAGCTGATGGTGATCGCACCGGACGGGGTGAACGTGGTGGCAATGATGTTGCCCGGGTACGGGTTGCCGTTGCCGATGCAGCGCTGGGTCTGGACGGCGTTGTCGAACTGCAGGTTGAAGCTGTCGACGCAGGCGTTGTCCTCGCCCACCTGGACACCGTTGATCTTCAGGCCGCTGATGTCCTTGAAGCTGAAGCGGCGCTGGCTGGCCTCGGGCTGAGCGTTGATGATGAAGGAGGTGTTGTCGCCCTTGTCATCCCATGCGCGCGCGGCCATGGTCGTGGTGACCGTGACCTCGTTGTCGCCAGGGAAATCGAAGTTCATGGTAGCGACTTGCACGCCACGGGCGATGGCCGACACACCGATGTCGGTCGCATAGGAGGCGATCGAGAAAGTGATACGGTCGTCGCCCATGGTGAGCTGGTTGCTGGCCCAGGCCTTGCCGAAGCAGGAGGCCATAAACTCGTCTAGCGCGCCATAGCGCCATTTGGTTTCGATATCGCCGCCCACATCCACGGTGGTCTGGGCCGTGCCCTGCGACATGCGGGTGAAGCCGATTTCGTTGTTCTCTTCCGAGTTGAAGGTCGGCATCAGGCCGTTGCTGATACGGGTCAGCACGCTCCAGTCGCCTGCGGGGGTTACGCCTGGCGTGACTTCTTTGATGTAGGCGAGTTGTACTTTTGCACCGCTCGACATGGGGTATTTCTCCTATCAGTAGGCGTAAAAAAACCGCCTTTTGGCGGTGCATTGGTTGGGTTTGGATCAGGCCGCGTCTAACCCAAGGGTCATTTGCAGCTGGTCGCGCCAGTATTCGACCTGGTGCTCCAGGCCTGGCTTCTTGTTACGCCAGCGGGCCAGCTCACGACCGCTCAGGCTTGCAACAGCCTTCGCGTCATCAAGAGCACGGCAAGCGCGGTCAAATTGCTGCTTCTCGTTCAGCTCTCCGCGCAGCAATGCATCAATGTGCAGGTCAGCCCATACGGCGAAGTCATCGTCGAGCCAGCGAGCGAACGCAACGGCCAGCTTTGGATGGAGCCAGGTACCCTGCCCCTTGCCGCCCTTAACTGCCTCGACAAGACCGAAGTGAGATTTTCCCACTTCGGTGTCCAGGCCCAGCGCTCTCGCCAGAGCCTTGAGGTAGCTGATGCTTGCGGGCAGGCGAAGCCAATCGACCGGGCGCTTGCCGAAGCGCTTGGCTACGTCCGTGGCGTTGATCCACCCGTCGCTGTTGAAACGCACGGCTTTGCCTTGGTAGTGAAACGGAATGACGTTGCTCTCGATCATCTGTGACACCTCGTTCATCAGGCGAATAGAAACGCAGCCGGGGCGGACGGATGAACGAACATCCACCGTTCGGCTGTACGGGCCTAGGCTGCGTGTTTGGTTGCCTTTCGGCAGAAATTGGCGGGCTCAGTAAGCCCGGTATGGCACGCGGACGTTTACCTGGTACCAGCCGTGGCCGTCATCGCCGATCGTGCTGGCCGAGGCCGCGTAGCACTCAAACGGCCCAGTCGGGTCGCTGTAGAACTCGAAGTGCTGCACCAGCGTGTCGGCGGCCTTGGTGATGGCCAGGGTGCCCTTGTAGCTCGGCACGAACAGCTGAACCATGATGATGCCGGTCCGGCGAACGCATGGGCCGATGCCGACCTCTGGCGCGCTGGCCAAGCCAGGAACGTCCGCCAGCCGGGCCCAGATGGGTTTGCCGGCCGGATCGAACGGCCCCTGCGGGTTGTTCGGGTAGTCGACAGCGGATGCGGGTATGCCCGCCCACTGCGCCATGCGTCCAGTGACGATGGCCCGGATCTGTTCGAAGGTCATTTGTTGTAGGCCTGTGTCACGCCGTAGAAGGCGATTCCGTAGATGCCAGCGGGAGCCTGCCTTGAGTGGCAATCCTCGAGCGCTCCGGCGTACACCAGGTTGTTCTGGATGTAGGTGACGGTGTAAGGCTCAAGCCCAGAAAGCACGCTCTCACCCTTCGCGACCGTCTCCCGACCGCTCTTGTCGTAGGCATCAAGGGAGTAGTAGACCGGCGAGCCGATGCTGACGATGTTGTTGGCCAGGAAGCGCCCGGTATCAACAGGCGCCCGCAGCACGATCTCGCCCAGCATTGCCAAGGCAATCGATCGGTGCCGCTCGGCCAGGGCGTCTTCGACCACGCCAATGAACGCCGACGGCGGCACGCTCCAAGCGCGCCCTCCTCTCTGCTTGGCCATCACGCCTTCCTCAGCTGCAGGTCATGATGCACGCCGGCAGGGTCACCGCCCATGCGAACGATGCGATAGCCCTTGGCGGGCATGCCGAGAATACCGACGTTGTCGGTTGTCTCCACCAGGTGGCCGATGTCTGGGCGGCCGGCCACTTCGTTGGTTAGCGCAATGAGTTGGATGTCGCCGAACTTGATGTTCAGCCCATCGACACGCTTTTCATCGTACTCATGGAAGACGCCGCGCCCGGCGTAGGTTACGGGCTGCGCCGTGGTTTCCTCGGTAACCGGGTCGAAGACGCCAGGGCCCATGTACTCGCCAGTGAAGGCGGTCACCGACTCCGCGAAGACGTCATCGAATAGCTCCCCGAAGATTTCCTGCATCTCGTCGCGCATAGTTCGCCCTTATGGTGTACCGGGCCTGGCACCGGCAATTCGCGGTTTCGTCCCACCCAGCGCCCAGGGACCGGTCACCCGGGTACCGCAGGAGTGCGCCAGAGTTGGTGCTGAATGGCTCGCCCAGCGCCCGGGTCTGACCCTGCATGCCGGCGTGGCTGTTGCGCACCTTCTCGTCTCGCCGGGTCTCCCAGTCCTTGACGATGGCTTCCCGCGGCAGTCCGCGCTCGACCAGTTGCTCATACACCCGGTCCCGACCAGCGCTGAACGATTCCAGCGCCTCGGTGCGGGCAATCATCTGTGCATGGGTCTGCAGAAGGCGGTCGGCGTAGCGCCCGGCTATGCGGTCGACATCAGCGCTGTTGACTGGCGTGCCCGCCTTCAGCGCACGCATGACCACGGAGTCAAAGCGCTTGTCGCGACGGGTGCGGGTCAGGTACTTGCGCAGCTGCTCAGGATCGCCGCTGCGCAACTGGGTGCGGGCATCGGCCACGTACTGTGAGAAATTGCCCGGCAGCCCTACCGTTCCGCCTGTGCGCCGCCCGGTCTGCTTGCTCACACGACCGGCCAGGTCCAGGGCGATCTGGCGCGGGCTTCTGCCGGCCTGCAGGCCAGAGGAAACCGTAACGCTGATGCCATCGACCTGATCCATGGCCATTTGCGCCTTCAGGGTAGCGATGTGCTGCGCCAGCCACGACTGGGCGCCATCGGCATTCACATCCAGCTCCTGCTTGCCCAGGCTGCGCGGAACGCTGCCCACCTCGGTCTTGGCCCCAGCCATATAGCCAGAGCGGATCAGTTCCATCAGCGCGGCGAACACCCCAACCGCAAGCACATCGCCCAGGGCTGAATCGTCACGGTCGGCAATGAGGCGCTCGATTTCGGCAATAGTAGCCGCATCCAGGGTTGCCCGGATCTGGTCAAGGTAGGCCTTGGCCATCGCCGGCTCCATGGCCTCAATCTGTCGGATCAGCTCTGCCTGGTTCACACGACCACCACTGCTGGCAGCGGGCACCGCAGCACCATGATTGGCGCCAGGATGTCGTTGATGATGCCGACCACGGGCTTATTGGGCTGGCCGTCGACATCATCCGGGCCGAAGAACTCGGTTTCCAGCGGGCCTACCTTGGCGCGCTTGACGGCCTTGGATGCCACATAGTCAGGGTTCAGGCTGCCCGGCTTCACAAGCTCTCGCAGCGCGCCTTCGTAGGTGGCCTGTTCGACCTCGCGCGGCACCGCGCCGGCATCGATTGGATCGCCGTTTCGGTCTGTTGCTCCAGTGCGCGGCCATTGCAGCGCCTGGTCACGCCCGCCGACCTTCCGGCCAGGGAACGACAGAACGCAGCCGGTGGCCGGCAGCTGAGTGCCCAGGCCGTCGATGTAGGCTGAGGCTCGCGCCAGTGCCGATTCCTTGTCGGCCTCAGTAGCAACCGCCCAGGCGGCATTGCCACGGGCCAGGTGGTAGGCATCAGCGCCCGCCACGGTACCGTAGTAGTCAGCCATCATCGCTCTCGAATGAGTGGGCGGCGAACCGCCCGGGGTTGTTACGGGTGCTTGGCCAGTTCGGCCTGCAGCTCTTCCAGGGTGACGTCGTCGCCGACTTCAACGCCCTTTTCCTTGAGCTTGGCGATGGCGTCTGCCTTGGCCTTGGCTTCAGCCTCGGCCAGGCGCTTCTGCAGGGTTTCAGGCTTGGCGTTGGCGCCTACCTCGACGCCCAGAGCTTTGAGCTTGGCCATCAACTCTTCCTTGGTCAGATCGGCCGGTTCGCCGCCCTCGACAACCAGCACACCGGATTCGACGTAGAACGCCAGGTTCTGACGGTTGCTGTAGTCGACCCACTGCGGGACATCGATGGTGCCGCCAGGAGGCACCACGGAGCCGTCAGGCAGGCCGATAGGGGTCTTGCTATGGGTGTTGGTTACCTTAGCCATGTGCCCCCCTTAGATGCCGTCGGTGTAGCGGACTTCGGCAGGACGGCGAACGTCCACGCCGCCCAGGCGGAAGATGCCCGGCACTTCCCAGCGGATAGGCCCGGCCTGATACACAGGCAGGAAGCGGTGAGGCATCGGGATGTGCATCTTCAGCACCGACGGGTCGCGGCGGTAGGTGATCATGCGCGCAGTACCGCCAGCGCCGGCGGTGTCCAGGCCGTTCAGACCCTTGATCATCAGCGGGCGACCGGTCTGCGCGGTGTACACGTTGTTGCGCTGCAGGTAGGTCAGGATCGACTCCAGGCCCTGGTCATTAACCTTGCGGGTGGCCAACAGCAGGAACTTGCTGTACGGCAGCAGCAAGGTGTCGGAGAACGCGGTGAACAGCGTGCCCTGGGCCTGCACGGTCAGTGCGGTGTTGACATCGGCCAGGATCTGGTCGGCGGTCGCGGTGGCCCAGTTGCCGGTCACGGCGGTGCCGGCGGTGACGCCCGGGAAGTTGAACAGGCCCGAGAAGCCTTTCGACGAGTCACCCAGCAGGGCAACGCGGTCGACCATCTCCTCGTACGCGCGGCGGGCAGCCATGGCGTCATCGGCGGTCAGATTGATGCCGAGCATCTGCGCCTGGCTGATCTCTTCCAGGCCGTAGCCATAGCCGATACCGGCCATGTGGATCTGGGTCTCGAACTTCGAGCGCTCGGTGCTGGCCAGCGGGATGTCATCGGCATTGCCGTTGATCCAGTCGGCTTTACCGACCTTGTCGGCCGAGTAGTAGGTGACGGTCTTGATCCATTCGGGCGCCGAGGAGTCGACCGGGATCAGCTGCGGGTACTGGATGTCCGCATAGACGATCTCGTTCACCTGACGCTCGATGTACGAGGTCTGGGAGACCACGAAGCCCAGGGCGGCCTGAGCATCGAGGAGCTGAATGTGTCGCATGGTTTCTCCTTAGCCCAGGCGGACTTGAGCGAGTTGGTTGGCACCGGCGGTGCTGGTGTCGAAGCGGGCGTTCGCGACCAGCACGTTGCTGGTGGCCACGTTGGTCCAGACGCCGGTAGCCGGCACGAAGTAGACCGGGTCACCAGCGGCTACCTGCACGGAAGCGGTTACCCAGATGGCGCCCTTGGTCATCACGCGGGCCGATTCGTACTGGCTGTACTGGTTGGCCTCGGCCTTGACCGAGCGATCGCGGACGCTGATGCCGACGAACTTGGCTGCGGTGTCGCCGGTGGTGGCAGCACGGCCAGCCTTGTCGGCAGTGCCCTGGATAACCGGGACGCCGAACGCCAGGCCGCCAGCAGCCTCAACGGTGCGGGAGATCAGGGTCTTCGGGATCATATCCACGATCATGCCCGGCAGGCCGGCGCGAATGGTCGCGGTGTAGCTGGTTTGAACGGCCATTACTTGGCCCCCCCTTTCCAGGCGTCGTTCAGACGCTGCTCGTAGGCCTGCTGGCCGTTGTCATTGGGCTTCGGCGGTTTGCCGTCCTGATTGATCAGGTGCTGGCGGACCGGGTCCTTGGCGGCGTCCTCGACCAGCAGGTCGAACCGCGCATCGATGTAGGCATCGGTCTTGCCGACGATGGCAGCGTCACCGATCTTGGCGATGACCACGGCCTTGCGGATCTCGGCATCGCTCTTCCCGGCGTAATCGCCGTCGTGGATGGCCTTGGCTTTGGCGATCAGGTCGCCGCGGGCCTTCACGCGCTCGTCGATCTGCGCGTCGGTGATCTGCTTGGCCTTCAGGTCGTCGATCTCGGCATCTTTCGTGGCGAGTTCAGTATCCTTGGCCTTCATCGCCACTGCATGGGCGTCATTCGCAGTGGTCAGGGCCTTGGCCGAATCAGCCAGGCGCTGCTGCAGGGTGGAGATCACGATGGCGCCCTGGTCGGTTACTTCAACCGGGATGCCGTCGACGGTAACCGTCTTCAGGGTCATGGGTCTTTCCTCGGGGGTTGGGGTGTGTTGTGGCCAGGAGTCGCCAATGCTTGCCCGGCTGCCGGCCCGCCCGCGCTGAACGATGGCGATGTGGTCGGCGATGATGTTGGTTTGCTTGGCTTGGTACTTGGTGCCGTCCGGGGCTTCCCCGTCCTCCCAGACCAGTTCGCAGCTGTAGCCCACGCTCAGTTCGCGCTTGCCGGCCTGCACCGCGGCTACGGCGTCAGCGTCAGTGATCTTCAGGCCGATCTTCAGATATTCGCCGTCGCGCAGCACCTCGTCGCCGGTCGTGCCCACGGCCACCTGCTTCCAGTTGGCGGCCGTAACTGGCTGGCCCGGGTGGTCGTTGGTCATCGGGATCTTGGAGAACGACTCCAGCGAGCGCTTGGAGAAGACCTCCTTCTCGTCGCGGTAGACGTTCACGACCTTCAGGTCAGGCCGGCCTACCTCGGCGCCCAGGTACTGCTGAATGCCGGTGCGCGCAGTGAGCGCAAAAGCTTCCAGGTAGCCGGAATCGTTCAGCCTGGTGTCGCCCAGGCTGACTGTGTCAGTGATGTGCATGGTTTACCTCAGGGCGTGGCCGTAACGTCGTCTGCCTCTTCTTCGTCGGGCAGTTCAGAGCCGAACTCAGCGATTGCCGCCTCAAGACCCGGCAAAACGCTCTGCTCGACCAGCAGCGTGGTAGCTGCCTTGCTCAGCGCGTCTTCAGGCCAGAGCTTCGTTTCGCCAAGGATCTTGACGGTCTCGGCCGTCTGCTTGCTGATCTCGGACCGCTCTTTTGCCGTCGGCTGCCAGAGAGGGTTCCACACGTAGTGGATCTGGGCCGGCCTGGAGCCAAGCGCCGAGCGGATCAGGCAGTCATCGAGCAGCTTCAGGGCCGGGGTGATGTCCAGCTCTTGCAGCGCCTGGATGCGGTCGTAGTAGTTGCGAAGGTCTGCCTCACCGGTGGAGTTCAGGCCGGACGGCGACTGCCCGAGCAAACGGGTAGCCGGAATGTCGGCCGCACCGGATACGGCCTGCAGGAATCGGTCGATGATGTCAGGCAGCGTGCCGAAGCTCGCCGACTTCGTCTCATAGTCCTCTTCCTTGTCCAGCAGCAGCGTGCCGTTGATGCCCTTGGCAGTGGCTGCCAGGGTGATGCGTTCCAGCACCTGCTTGCGGTATCCGTCGTCCTGCAGGCTCTGCATGAAGTCAGGGATGCGGATGACGTCGACCTTGGCCTCGAACACCAGGCTGGCCACGTTGGCCATGGTGCCGTCCGACTGCTTGATGGCTTCGAAAATCGCCTGGAGGACAGAATCCCCCCAACCGAAGATGTTGTCCGGGGCCAGGTCAGGGTCAGGATGCTCGGCCCCGGAGAAGATCACCAGGCGAGATGGGTGGATCTCCAGCTGGCTATCAGCCAAGCGGTAGGCCTTGGGCTTGCCGAAGCGCTCCGACTGGGGATCTTGCTCGATCTCGGTCGGGGACAGCTGCCGGCGATTCATGACGGCGAGGTACTTGAGGCCGCCTGACTGGATTCGCTCAGGGTTCAGCGGCACCGCAGTGTTCGTCTCTCCCGTGCCGATGAAGATGGCCGCCCCGCCGAACAGCCGGGCCCGGGTCATGGCCTGCTTCACCTTGGCTCGAAGGTCAAGGCGAACCTCCTCAGCCTCGATTTTCTCGATCTGGGCCTTGTCAGCCTGCCATGCCCGCCACCGGCGCGTTGCGTCCAGGGCTGGGATGTCCACGATCTTGCGCGGCAGCCATGCGCCACGATAGGCATTGATCAGCTGCTCATCGGTGAGTATCACCGGCGCATACGTCGAGCCCGATGCCTTGTCGCGCTCGGTGCCCAGGTTCGCCACCAGGTTCACCAGCTTGTCGCTGAGGTATCGGACTACGCCCATTAGGAAACACCTTCGTAGGAGAATCGGCCCTTCGCAGGCCATTCAACGTCGACGCAGTAGCCGATCGCGGTTGTGATGTGTTGGTACTGGTTCTTCTGGTCCTCTTGGAACGTCGAACCTTCTTGAAGCTGGACGGTGGCCAGGCCCTTGTGACACCACGGCGCGGTAACCGGGTTGACGAACAGACTGGTTTCGCCAGATGCGGTCAAGATCTTGGCCCTTACCGCGTTCTGCCTGTCCTTGATGGCCGGGTGCGCAGGCTTGACCTTGCGCGTGTACCGCCATCCTGAAGCCTTCAGCACAGCCTCAATGTCGGTATAGTCCGAGGCGTGGCCATGCTTCTCGCCAGCTTTGCCCGCCGGGTCGCCGTAGATCAGCACATGCTTGTTCTTGTGGTCCTTGTAGCGCTCAACGAACTCGACGGCCGCCTGGCGGGAAATAGCGCTGGTCAGCACGATCTCATCCAGCAGGTATAGGTCCTTTCCGTTGTTGCGCCGCACACCGATGGCAGATGACAACGGCGTGAAGTTCTGGTCGTGCATCCACATGAGCTGCTCATGCGGCTCGATGGTGGCGGACGTCTGGTTGTGCTTTCCGTAGTCCTCGTAGATCCGGCCCGAGGCTGTCTCAAAGCTGGCTTCGAACTCCTGCTTGAACTGCTTTGGCGACATGGCGCGCTTCATGGCGTCCATGACGTCGGGCGGCAGGATCTCGGCTGACTTCCAGTGGAAGACACGGAAGTTCGGGTCTTGCCCGGTCTCTGCCTGCTGGCAGAGATCGTAGTAATGGTTCAGGCCATCAGGCACGCCCAGCAGCCAGCACCAAGCCCGGTAGTCGGGCATGGTCGGGTTGACGGTGTTGAGCGCCGGGAGGATGTTCGCCTCCCAGGCATCAGGCTTCACATCTGCGAATTCGTCGATGCCCCCGCCAGTCCACGGGATACCCTCGATCCGTTGCGGCTTGTCCAGGCCGATGACATGGATCTCGCTGCCATTCTCCAGGTAGATGATCAGGTCAGACTCTGAAGGCCGGCGACTATGCATGCTCGACAGCGTGAACGCCTTGAGGTCGTCCCAAAAGATCTTTTTGGCCTGGGCATGGGTAGGCGCGGCGGCGAAGTACGGGCCGCTATAAGCCGTGGCCTGCTTCACCAGGAACCGCTTGAAACGCTCAGTCTTGCCGCTACGGCGCCCGGCAGGCACCAGCGGGAAGCGAATGCCAGACGGCACTGCCGCCATCAAAGCGAGCTGCACCGGGTGATCCTTGAGCTTGTACCAGCGGGCCAGCTGGCGATCGAGCATCAAGTTGCCTGTGTTCATCCTGGCAACCTCGCGATCAGATCAGCAAGTAGCTGGGCGTTGGACGACTGCGACCCGGCTTGCAGGGCCTTCAGTTCAGCCTTGCGTTTCTCGATCTCCAGTCGTTTGAGCTCTTCGTCAAGCTCAGATGGACCTCCATGCCCGAACATGCCCAGGTGCCGTCCGATGTCGACCAATGCCCCCTTCTTGTCGTGCAGCTTGACCTTCAGCCCTTCCTTGCCCTGTGACACCTCTGCAATGGCGCCGGCGGTGTCGTCGTCGATCTCGGTGGAGTCGATGAGAGCCAGGCCGTGGTACGGAACCATGTCTTCGGTGCCGCCCTCTTCTGCCTCGACCATACGAACCATAGTCTCACCCCAACGCACAACCTTGCGGATGTCGCTGAATCCGATTTTGGCCAGCTCACGCAGCACCATGTCCTGGGTGATCCCGGTGCGAGTGGAGCGTGATTCCATGCCCTTGGCTACTGCGGCAGAAACCATAACATTTGATAACAGGCGGGCACTCTGAACCTGTGCCGTCTTCTTGCTGTAGCCCGCACGGATAGCGGCTTGCGTGGCATTAAGGTCGATCAGGTATTCATCGACGAAGCGCTGCTGTTTTGCTGTCAGCGCCATAGAGAATCCTTGAGACTTGATGCCTCGCTATGAGGGGCATGGGTTAGCGCGCCACGAAACGGCGCACCTCTGTTTTGTGGCGCCGATCAATCCACGTGCACGATCTTGGCCACGTTCCCCTTTGCCCGGCACACCAGGATGGCGGCCAGCAGGTAGAACGCGGTGTTGAACCAGGACGCGTCGGCGAAGTCGTCATGCAGCACCATGCGACCGATCAGGCTCACGCACTGCATACCCGTGATCGCACATGCGGCCCAGGCCATCAGCGAGACACCCAGCTTGTAGCGGGCATCGGGGTAGGGCCGGTAGCGCAGCCCAATCATCACGAAGATGACGGCGCACAGCGCGGCCTGGATAACGGCAACCATTCAACCCTCCTTCCTGGCTCGCAGGCGGAAGACCCATTGCAGCCAGCGCGGCATCTGGCCGGTCTGCATCCACTCCAGCAAGCCGGAGAACGTGACCACACACAGGACGCCGCAAGTGAACGCGGCAAAGCCAGCCGTCTGCGTCCAGGCGCGCCCCATCAGCTCAGCGGCGCCGAAGTAGCCACCAATCCATCCAGCCAGCAGATAACCGACGCGACGCCAAGTGCTGATGTCCTTGGCGAACACAACGTAGAAGAAAGCCCCGCCGAACGCTCCCACCAGGGTGGCCAGATCCAACTGAGGAAAGGCAGCTCCCAGGCCAACGCTGGCAAGTACGCCGGTCACTGCAAGGGCGCCGGTACTTGGTTCGGCCAT